CCATCAGGTCTTACATAGATGTAAGAAGGAATCATGTAGTTAGTACCAGACTGAGTGAATGACCAGTTACTATCAACGATTAAGTTGTCATCATCAGTAATAGCAGTAATCATATGTCCTTCAATAACACCAGGTGAACCACCTGTTGTATTAACGATCTTGATTGTATCACCGATCTTGAAGAATCTCTGGAAGGCAGCATTAGTACCTGTGACTCTTCTTGTACCAGCTGTAACAGCAACTGTACCTGTTCCTCCAACTTCACCAGATAGTGCAGCAGAGATCAACTGGTGGAATCCTGATGAGGTTCCTGTGATGTCTACAATGTTAGTTCCAGCAAGTGCGTCTGCTAGTGACTCACAAAGCTTGAAGTGAGCGTTATCAATAACAACCACATAGTAGTCCTTATTGTGAGTCAAACCACCGATAGTGCTGTTACCATTGTTATCGTAGATAACTCTAGTACCAGTAGCATAGTAGTGGTTGTTAATGTTGATCCAGTTGTCTGTAGTATCAACATCAGTACCAGAACCATCAAACTGTTTTATAGAAGGTGGAACTTTAAATGGAATTGAAACTTCAAGTTCTGTCTCGGAGATTGCCTTAACAGTAGTGTAAGAACCATCAACAACACCGAAGTCAGCAGTTGTGTTCTCAAACTCTTGAATACCAGATCCTTGTCCAGATAATTGGATAGTACTACCACCAGGAGTATTCGTTAATGTGAATCTATCTCCACTGATAGTGTTGATGTAGTAAGAATTACCACTTGTTAATCCACCAATAGCACCAGAAGCACCCGTGTACTTAACAACTTCGTTGTTAGAGAACTGGTTAGTTGCAATATAAATGGAGTTCTTTAATGGGTTATCAAGAACAGCAGTAAATCTAACCTGTCCATTTGCACCAGCCAATCTCAATGGGCTAGAACCTGTACTTGACTTGATTCTGAATCTGTTATTATCGATTCTATCAATGTACCATGTACCACTGCTAGTAGTAGTTCTATTACCATGCCAATCATAGTAGTAATGAATTTCACCACCTTGAGGCATACTCAAAGTCATGGATTGGTTATTTGAGAATCCGTGGTTTGCATAGTAGAAACTATCATTGGTTGATTGGTTTCTCTTAAGGAGAATCCAGAACATAGTATGTCCACCATCAGTAGAGATATCTCTAAAGTACTGGTTAATACTTTGAGAATACCATCCCTGATAATACCACCAATAGTGACCTTGACCACGTATATTCATGTAGCTTCCACCAGACCATCCATTAGCATAGAAGCTTGATGTCCAGTAACTCTTACTACCACCAGAACCCCATGCACCACCAATGGTATAACCATAACTGTATCCACCATTGTTATGAGTGTTTACACCATAGTTTTCGTCATCTGTGATGAAGTCGTATTGACCTTGCCAACGCTCACTTGAACTTCTTGGTAGACTTTGTAGATGATATCCATAAGTTTTCCAATATGTTCCAAATGCATGTCTCCATGGCCAGCAATAGTAATAATGCTGTGTTCCATATCCACCACGCTCTGGCCTTGATGTGGAGAAGAACGCTGTCAACTCCCAGTTCTGCCTACCTAATCCATAACTACCATCAACACTTGCGAAGTCATGTCCTGAATAAGTTGAACCCCACTGCCAGTAGTAAGTATAGATTCTTGTATTCCATTCATGCCAACCTTTATATTCTCTGTAGCATGTATAGCATAATCCAATCTTATGCTTACCATATGACCAGTTACCATCCCATGTTCCACTATAAGAATTACTTAAGTTAACACGACCATAGTTTCTTCTCTGAGAATGGTGGAAAGCAATCTCAGTAGAGCTAACTCTCTCAATCCAATACACCTGCATCCTACGCATAGAACCGATTGGACGTGCTCCTGGGGGTGGATAGTAAAGTACAGAATATCCGTTTTGGAGATCATGGTTACTATCGAACGAGACTACATTATTACCGTAATCTACTTGTGACTCATCAAATGATAAAGTATATGTTGATTCGTAATCATACGGATCAATCTTCGTCATATCAACATCTCTGTTGACCGTAGCACTCTGCTCTGTATCAACGTAATCCTGACCATCAGGAGCAGTAGCAGTAGGATCTTGAACTTCAAGTATCTTAGGAGATACAGTGTTAATGAAGTAGAAGTTTGTGTTATCAGCAAATCCGTGCTCAGAAACTGTGGTTAGATAAACCTTAGAGTTTGTTGTAGGAGCAAGCATTGCTACTCCAGCATTAACTCCAGCAATAACAGCACCAGTTGCTGTACCACCACTGTGTACGTGAACAGAAGTATCTGTAACAGGACCTTGACCACCGTTTACATTAACTGTAATTGTTGTTGCGGTCTTAGAAAGAATTGGAATCGCTTGGTTGTAAACATAGTCAGCACCGTTAGAGGTAGCAGCACCAGAAGCACGAGGATATGATTTAACAGTTGAGTTTCCGTCTCCCTTATAATCACAAGTCAGTTTAATAGATTCTGTCTTAAGCTTAATGTTTTGACCAGCTAGTAAACTATGAGAACCAATGGTCAATACCATATCACCTGTAATTGGGTTATATGATACGTCAGTAACGTCAATGTTCTGAATAGTTGCACCTGCGTTACCAGCCATATTAGCGTGGTTTACACAGTAGTAATAGAGGTTATCAGGAGTAGAGTTGTTAACGTAGATTCTTGTGTATGCACCAGCTTGTCCAGGAGTTCCATGCTCATAAACATATGTGTCATAAGCAGAACCACCACCATGAGTACCATCAGCAGTTGTGGAGAATCTTAGTTGATGTGTATTGTTAGTAATATCAGACTGATCAAAGGTATAGATACCCTTTCTTGTCATTGGGAAAGCTGGATAAAGTTCTCCAGCACCATCACCTGTAGTATCAATAAGATATTTGTTACCCTCTGCATTAACACCACCACTAGCAGCAATAGTAAGTTGTGCTGATCCACCTATAGTATCGATACCAGTACCTGTAATTGTTTCTCCATCTTGGAATGCACCAGCAATATAGTTAACATATAAATTAACTCCTTCCACACGAAGAATAGTACCTTGAGCAGCACTAGTATCACCTGCAATTACAGTACCAGGTACCCATTCCTGAGCTGGTTCGGTTGTAACTACAAGTCTTGTTATTGCAGCAACAGTAACCTTGTAGTTGTAAAGGTCAGACACAATACCAATTGATTGGTCTAGACTGATCTGAGAACCTTGGAAGAACTTACCTGGAATAATAGATGTATAAACACCTTGCAATTCTCTAGTTGCTGGTTGACCTGATCTTGCTTTATAAGTAAAGGTTGTAGATGTAGGTACAGCCTGAATGATATATGTACCTTCCGCAGTAACAGATGCAAGACCTGTAACTGTAATAGGAACACCACTTGTAAGGTTATGGTCGAAACTTGTAGTAACTGTAATAAGCTCGTTACCTTTAACAGCTTCTACTTTAGATATAAAGGGGATAGTAGTATCTGAAGTAGATGCAAAGAACGATGGAATGTTATTAATCGTCTGAATCGTTTCCCACTTAGAAGCCTGAGGTCCGTACTCAAAGTCGGTATCAACGAGGTTTTCTGGGTTTGATACTCGGAACTTTGATACAGCATCAACAAATGTTTCAGATGGTTCCATCTTGACGGAATCTTCTTCCTCAAGAATTTGGAGTGTGTCTGAATCAGACATTGATGTCGTATCATACAGCAATGTGATTGTTGTATGATCAGTTGCAGAGTCGTAGCTAAACGTACCAGTTCTGGTAGTATCAGCAAAGTTATAGATAATTTGGTTATCCGTTGTGTTAGTTATCAACAACATTCTTCGCTGGTGCTTATTACCATGCAAAGTAACTGTTCTTGCTGATGCGTCAAACGTATAATCAAAGAGCAAGGTTTTTGCCATTTTCTTTTAATCCCCTTTTAAATGTTTATGAGTGGTTATTTCAATTCAGTGCAGATCATTTTATATGAAATCTAATGTTGATGGTTTTTGGTTTACCAACCAAGGGCGGCCATCATGCCCATACTTGTTGTTACTTCTGCAGTAACATCGTCTCTTCGAGCAAATTCTATGCCCCCAGGAGTTGCTCCGTCATGGAGAACAAGGGTCATTTTCGTAGTATCTACGGTCAATTCTCCAAGAGCTCCAGTAAATGTTGACTGTTGTACTGTAGTACCTCGTCTCAACTGTACCTGCTTAGTCATAGCTATCCCTCGAATTTATGCTTCTTTTATTTATAGAAGTAAAATCTTCAGTTATATTATCGTTGCGAACATAAATGGTGGCTCGAATGTTCTGAGCTCATTGAGAGACTCTCCACTGAGAGTAATTGTTCCCTCTCCAATGTATGCAGATCTGACGAATTTATCATCAGCACTACCACCAATTGTTGTAAGAAGAATATTTTCGTAGTCAACAGTGGCAGATTCAACTCCTCCACTGAAGGCAAATAGTGTTCCGTAAGGAGCAACATATCCGAAGGTACGTTTGATATCTGTGACTTCACCAGATACAACGTAATCAACATCACCTGCTGGATCAGCATGTGTAAGCTTAACATCAGTAACTTCTCCAGTGATATCACTGAATGAACCAGATCCGACATATCCCTTACGTACAAAGGCTTCTGCACCATGACCGAAGATATCATATAGAGTTGTATCTTCGTAATCAACGGTTGCAGATTCAGCAGCTCCAGATGCAGTGAATAGTGATCCAGATCCAGACTCAGCAAATGTAAGTGAATCATCAACAACACCACTAATTGATGCAGTACCAGATCCTTGATAATGATCTGTCTGTCTTTCATCTGAAGTACCAAATATAGTTGCTGTACCAGAACCAATATTGTTAGGTGTGAATATATTTCTAGATTCACCACTGAGGGTAATAGTACCAGATCCAGAAAGAATAACTGCTTTTGCTTCAGAACTATTACCTGCAACTGTGTAAAGTAGGGTATCCTCTGGAGGATTTGTGGTGATTGATTCTGCGGAACCACCTGTCGTGAATAGGGATCCAGATCCAGTCCAATGTTTCGTGATCTGAATATCTGTAACTGCACCAGAGATATAAGCTGAACCAGAACCAATCCAACTTGGAACCCATTGAATCGCTGCTTCTCCAGTGAAGGTAGCAGTACCAGTACCGATTTCTGGAGCTGGTGTAAAGCTCTCTGCTTTTGTACCAGAAATGATAATAGAACCAGATCCGATAAATGGTCTTGTTCTGGATGGTGCACCATCGCCACTGATTGTAAATATTCCAGTGGTGAACTCGCTTGTGGAGATAGATACTGCTGCACCAAGAGCTGTAAATAGAGATCCAGATCCAGACTCTGCAAATGTTCTTTGAACATCGGAGACTGCACCAGATACAGTTGCAGATCCAGAACCAACCCAGTTCTCTGTATGCTTCTCTGTAACAGCACCTGTCCAAGTATAGAGAACTGTATTCTCTGGAGGATTTGTAGTTGTAGATTCTGCAGAACCACCAGCAGTAAATAGTGATCCAGATCCAACCCAATCGTCTGTTTGACTTTCGAGTGCTGATCCAGATATGATAATTGAACCAGATCCAGACTCTGCAAATGTTCTTTGAATATCTGAAACTGCACCAGAGAATGTTGTGGATCCAGAACCGATCCATCTCTCTGTATGCTTCTCGATACCAGCACCAACATATGTGTATAGTACTGTGCTTTCTGGAGGATTTGTTCCGATAGATTCGGATGCTCCACTTGCTGTCCAAAGAGATCCAGAACCAACTTCTGATACTGTACTTCTTTGTGATCCAGAACCACTGATTTCGTATAGACCAATACCATCGATATTTGCAGAGAAGCTTTCTGCAGCACCACCAACTGAGAACAATGAACCAGATGCAGTCCAGTGTTTCGTGATAAGTGGTTCTGGGATTTCTCCAGATGTAAAGTAAGAACCTTGACCAACCCAAGAAGGTGACCATTGACTCTCGGCATTGCCAGACCAGACAAATAGTGCAATATCCTCTGGAGGGTTAGTACCAACTGCCTCTGCTGCACCACCAGCAGTAAAGACATTACCAGAACCAGTAAGGATGTAACGAACCTTGAATGTACATGCACCACCAATTGTGTAAGTACCACTACCAGTGATGTGTGGAATGTAACGAGTACCAGTAGCAGCACCAGATAGACTGATGGATCCAGATCCAATTTCTCTAAATACTGCTTTCTCAACTTTAGTACCACTAATCTGATGAAGTGAAGTACTCTCAGGTGGATTGGTTGTAACAGATTCAGCAACACCACCAGCAGTGAATAGAGATCCAGAACCAAAGTACCTAACACGGTAAATGAGATCTGCTTCACCAGTGATAGTTGCAGTACCAGATCCTTCAAATGCACCAGTGTATTTCTCGGAACCAGAACCAGATAGAGTAATAGATCCAGATCCAACATGGGTTGCAGGAGTAAAGCTTTCTGCCTTAGTACCACCAACTGCGAATAGTGCAGTATCTTCTGGAGGATTGGTGGTTGTAGATTCAGCAGCACCACTAGATGTGTATAGTGAACCAGCACCAATATGTCTGAGAGAGAAGGTGTAATGTGTAGAACCAACAATAGTGAAGAGATATGTTGACTCATAATCAACAGTTGCACTCTCTGCGGCTCCACTAGCAGTAAAGAGACTACCAGATCCAATCTCAGGTGCTGGAGTAAAGCTTTCTGCCTTAGTACCAGATAATGTAACTGTACCAGATCCAATGTAAGGTGCTCTAGCAATTCTAACAATAGCTTCACCAGATACAGTTGCAGATCCAGAACCAATCCATCTCTCTGTATGCTTCTCGATAGCACTACCAACATAATCCCAAAGACCAGTTCCAGCCTCAAGAACAGCAACAGCCTCAACTGCTCCACCAGCAGTGAATAGTGAACCAGAACCATCAAAGTTAGCAAAGGACTTGCTCTCTGCACCTGCACCAGAGAGGGTAACATTACCAGATCCAACCCACTCATCTGTCTGCCTTTCAACTGCAGCACCAGATAGAGTAATAGATCCAGATCCAGACTCAGCAAATGTCTGACGTTCTGATATTCTAGTACCAGCAACTGTGTAGAGTAATGTATCCTCTGGTGGGTTGGTTGTTGTAGACTCAGCTGCACCACCAGCACTGAATAGAGATCCAGACTGTACAAATCCATGACCCCATGTAAATGCATAGGTGTTATTAATAAACTGAGGTGCAGTGTAAATGTATGCACTACCTTCACCAGTTAGAGCTGTTGTAGGTCTCTCTAGTCCTTCACCAGAAACTAGATATGTACCACCCTCACATCCTTGTCTCCAGACGAATGGAGTATTTGCAACACCACCAATTGTGTAAGTACCAGATGCAGCGAGACCAGGATGTGCAAGTGTGTTGTTGGAACCGTAGTCTTCTTCACCGCCCCATTTAACACCAAGGTCACCGTAATCAGCAAATACTGTTGTAGGATCAACGATGTTGCCTTCATCATCAACAACAAGTTGAGATGGTAAGGTATCGCTGTAATTCCATGTTCTAGATTCAGCAGCACCACCAAGAGAACTGATGTTACCAGATCCGTAGTACTGCCAACTGAAGCTATATGTGTTACCAATAAACTGAGGTGCAGTGAAGATATCATATAGAGTAATATCTTCGTAGTCGTATGCAACAACCTCTGCTGCACCACCAGTAGCAAATAGTGATCCAGAAGCAATATGTCCAAATGTCCTAGCAATACCAACGGTATCACTTATTAGACCAAGATGATAAGTTCCAGAAGCAGATACAGTATCACTAGATCTCCATAGTTGACTTCCAAGACCAATCCAAATAGATCCATAATCATATTCACCACCATCTTGAGGTGGATGAACTGTACCTTGATCATCAACAACAGTAACACTATCTGTTATTAAACCATTATCTTCCTGGAATGTTATGGCGGTGAGGTTAATATCATAGTTGTAAGTTCTAGACTCAGCACCACCAACAACAGTGAAGATAGAACCAGTTCCAACCTCACGGAATGTTCTTGCTATAGAATGAGTACCACTTAGATCACCAAGTGATGTGTCCTCTCCAAACTCAGTTGAGGTAACAGATTCAGCTGCACCAAGAGCAGTGAATAGTGAACCTTCACCAGTATGTGCGTATGCTGGTTTGTAGATCTCAAATACTTCACCACCGAAGGTAAGAGTTCCATTTGCTGCAGCACCATTGGTAGCACCCAACCATACCTGACCATGATCCTCGGTATTATCACCAGGATATCCAAATCCACCATGATCATCAATTGTTGTAACAGCATCAGATATGAAACCGTTATCCTCAGTACTAAATGCCTGACTAGCAGATTCGTTGTAAGCATATGCTCTAGATTCAACACATCCACCAACACTAAACAATCCACCAGATCCATCAGGTGCATTCCAAATAAAGCAGTATGTGTTACCAACAAACTGAGGTGCAGTGAAGATATCAAATAATGCAGTATCATTCTCAGGTGAATATGTTGAAGATTCAGCAGCACCAGAAGCAGTAAATAGTGATCCAGAACCAGAGAAGTTACCAAAGGTGAATGCAGTAGATACAGAACCATCAATAACATAGGAACCTGTTACTGGTATTGCATTAGCACTGTAAAGTACAGATCCGTAATCATATTCACCACCAGACTGAATAGTATCAACACTACCCTGATCATCTGATGTGACTACACTGTCTACTACTAGACCATGATCAGTTGATGTGAATACAACGATAGCATTCTGATCATAATCATATGTCCTACACTCAGCAGCACCACCTGTTGAGAATAGAGATCCTGTTCCAATCTCAACAACAGTACTTGACTGTGAACCAGAACCACTAAGATCTCCAAGTGATGTATCCTCACCAAATTCAGTAGTAGATACACACTCACCAGCACCACTTGTAGCGAATAGAGAACCACCACCAGTGTATACACCCTTACTGAATGATTGAGTAACAGCACCATCAACAACGTAAGTACCTGTTGTTGGATATGTGGTAGAGGTGTAGAGAACCGAACCGTAGTCTACTTCACCATCAGATTGAGGTAGTGCAACCTCACCATAATTGATTACATCATTAGTTGGATGTGTTGCATCAGTTACTGATCCATAATCAACAGTACCATAAGTAACAACAGCAGAATCATTGTAAGCATAAGCTCTAGATTCTACACATCCACCAATACTGAACAATCCACCTGTGCCTGGAGGTGCATTCCAAATGAACCTATAAGTATTACCAATAAATTGAGGAGCAGTAAAGATATCGAATAGTGCTGTATCCTCAGTAGGTTGATAGGTAGCAGATTCAGCAGAACCACCAGTAGTGAATAGTGAACCTTCACCAGTATGTGCATAAGATGGTTCGTACTTAACATCACCAGATTCTTCTTGTGTCTTCTCATCCCCTACTTGTGGGAATGTACCAAATGGTTCAGTTAGATATTCTGGGTTGAGTGCATCAATTTCTTCCTGAGTCCACAGTGCTCTTGTTAGACTGATGGTATATGTTCCAGAGTTGGAAACAGTCTCTGATGTGTAAATTACGAATCCGTAATCTTCTGTGTCCTCATCGAACAATCCAAGATCACCGTAATTAATTACGTCATTAGTTGGATGTGTTAAATCAGTTACTGCACCCCAATCAGCAGTATTAAATGGAAGTGTTGGACCAGGAGCATAGTTCCATGTAACACACTCAGCAGCATCAACTATACTGAATAATCCACCTGATCCTGGAGGTGCATTCCATACGAAGCTATAGGTGTTACCAATATACTGAGGTGCAGTAAAGACATCAAAGAGACCTGTTGATTCCCAATCAACCGTTGCAGACTCAGCAGCACCAGCAGCAGTGAATAGAGATCCATCCTCTGATACAAAGTTCCAGCAGAAGCTGTAAGTATTGTTAATAAACTGAGGTGCAGTAGTGAGAGTTACTAATCCAGTTACAGGATATACAGTCTCAGTGTAAATTACTGAACCATAATCATCTTCACCCTCTTGTATATCAGCAACATTACCTTGATCAACAAGTGTAGTTGCAGCATCTGTTATTAATCCATAGTCATCACTTGTGAATGTAACGATGGAAGATTCGTTGTAATCGAATGTTGCAGACTCAGCAGCACCAAGAGCAGTGAATAGTGATCCAGATCCAACCCAATCCCTAGTTCTAATAGTATTACCAATACCACTTAGATCACCAAGTGATGTGTCTTCACCAAACTCAGTAGAAGTCTTACTCTCTGCAGCTCCACCAGCACTGAATAGAGAACCACCAGCAGTAGGATCTCTGAATACAACATATTCTGAACCAATACCTGATGTCTGAAGTGTTCCTGTTACAGGATATATTGTAGAAGACCAAATTACTGTTCCGTAATCATCTTCACCTTCTTGGATGTTAAGATCACCATACTCACCAAATACTGTTGCATTATCAACAATGTTACCTTCATCCTCAGTGGAGAATACATTAATAGAAGACTCGTTGTAATCAAAGGTAACAGATTCAGCCGCACCACCAATGGTAGGTAAGTTATAGTAACCAACATAACTCCATGCATATCTGTATGTGTTACCAATAAACTGAGGTGCAGTAAAGATATCAAACAGTGCTGTATCATTAACTGGTTCAAATGCAACTCTCTCTGCAGCACCACCAATACTGTATAGAGAACCTTCACCAATCTGACCCCAGATAGGTTTGTACTGAACATGACCTGCTTCTTCTTGTGTCTTCTCTTGACCTGCAACTGGGAATGTACCGTAAGGTTTTGTCTCGTAAGTAGGAGGTAACTGATCAATCTCCTCTTGAGTCCATAGAGGTCTTGTTAAACTTAAGTTGAGTGATCCGAATGGAGTAGCAGTAGAGGTGAATATAATCTGTCCCTGATCATACTCTCCACCATACTGAGGTTCTATTACAGAACCATAGTCATCAACTACAGTTACAGAATCAACTACCAATCCATTATCTACTGTTCCATATGGAATAATTGATGATTCGTTGTATGCCCATGATACAGATTCTGCAACTCCATTAAGACTGAACAATCCACCTGTACCTGGAGGTGCATTCCATACGAAGCTATAGGTGTTACCAATAAACTGTGGAGCAGTGTAGATATCAAATAGTGTTGTAGCATCACCAAGTTCTGTGTTGGTAATACATTCACCAGCTCCACTAGCACTGAATAGTGATCCACCTTGTGTAGGATCTCTGAATACAATAGCATTTGGTGAAGTACCAGAAGCTTGAAGTGTTCCTGAAACAGGAAGAACTGTGCTAGTCCAGAATACCCAACCATAATCATATTCACCACCAGACTGAGGTGCAGTGATAACTGTACTATCGTCAAAGACAGTAGCAGCATCTGTTATAAGACCACTATCATCAGTACTGAATACAACAATGGAATCTTCACTGTAATCATATGTTATAGACTCTGCTGCACCACCGATAGTTGGTACTGAAGCATAACCAGTGTAATTCCAGCAGAAGCTATAGGTGTTACCAATACCTGCAGGTGAAGTGTAGATATCGAATAGTGTTGTAGAATCACCAATTTCTGTTGTAGATACACATTCAGCAGCACCACCTACAGTTGGTATTCCACCAGTACCAGCAGGTGCTCTCCATACAAATCTGTATGTGTTACCAATCCATTCAGGTGCAGTGAATATATCAATAGATCCTGTTACAGGATATACAGTCTCAGTGTAAATTACTGAACCGTAATTAATCTCTTCTTCTTGTGGGAGTGCGACTCCTCCATATTCAGCTGTAGTAGTTACACCGTCTGCTATTAATCCTTCATCATCGGAAGAGAAGGTAACAATAGATGATTCGTTGTAGTCGAATGTTACTGACTCAGCAGCACCACCGACTCTGGACATTTCACCAGTACCAATTTCACGGAAGACAAGTCTTTCGACCATGCTACCGATATAATAGTTACCACCAACTATCTGGAATGCACCAGTTGTATTTGGTTCTACAGTAACAGATTCTGCTGCACCACCAACTGAGAATAATGAACCCTGACCAATCTGACCCCAAATAGGAATGAATCTAACATCCTTCGCTTCTTCCTGTGTCTTCTCATCACCTACCTGTGGGAATGTACCGTAAGGCTTGGTCTCATACTCTGGATTAAGTTCATCAATATCTTCCTGAGTCCACAATTCTCTTATGAGACTAAAGGTGAATGTTCCCTGTGCAGAATTAGCAGTAGCACTATAGACAATTAAACCATAATCATATTCACCACCATCTTGAGGTGGATGAACTGTACCATAATCCTCACCTATAGCAGCATCTGTTATAAGACCACTGTCTTCACTGCTGAATGGTACAACTGTACTATCATTATAATCAAATGTTGTTCTTTCTGTATGTGCAACACCTTCAAAGGATGATATGTTACCAGATCCAATCTCTCTGAATGTTGCTTGAAGGTTAGTATATGCACCAGAATAAGTAAACAGTGCAATATCTTCAACTGGTTGATATCCAACTGCTTCGGAAGCTCCTCCCATACTGAAGAGGTTACCACTCTGTACGAATCCATGACCCCAAGTAAATGAGTAGGTATCGAAGTTATGACCCTCAGTAGCAGAAAGACCTGGATTCTCTGGTTGGAAATAATTCTCTGGAGTTGAATCATTAATAACTTTAGGATCAGTCTTGATAGTAAGTCCACCCATTGAGGTTGCAACACCCTCATGCCAGATGTACCACCAGTTCTCTGATAACCATCCTTCAGTAACAAGACCCCAATTCTCTGATTCAACTGGACTATCTGTTATTGATCCCCAGTTATCAGTACTATATCCAATAGTAGCAGTTTCATCATATCCATATGTTCTTAGTATTGCTACACCACCAGTTACAGGTAGAGAACCAGATCCTGTCCAATGATACTGGAACTTAAGATTGCTATATGCACCAGACCAATTGAATAGAGTTGTCTCTCCTCCAACTACACTATCAGTTCTACACTCAGCAGATCCACCAGCACTGAATAGAGATCCAGATGCAGTCCAGTGTGGTGCATTAGTTGTAAGATCTTGACCAGTTATATGGATAGATCCTTGACCTTCCCAATACCTAGCGTAAGTACCATCTCCTTGAATATCATAGAGAGCAATAAACTCATACGTTCCAGTATTTGCCTCTACGTTATTCCATATAATTCCACCATGATCATATTCACCACCTGACTTAGGTTCTGCAATGCTTCCTTCATCTTCAGTCTCACTAAATCCATACCAGACTAATCCATGATCTTCTGTCTGTAATGTAAATCCAGATTCATCATTAAACTCATGTACAAACTTCTCAATACCAGCACCTGCATATGAGGTGTTACCAGACATAACCTCACGACTTGTCTGTGAGTATATCTCTCCACCAGTTAGACTGAATAATGTTGTCTTATCTCCAAATTCTGTAGAGGTCTTAGTCTCTGAGAGACCACTTGCAGCGAATAGACCACCTGAACCTGTTCTATCTGTAGTAAAGCTATAAGTATTAAATTCTGCCCAAGGTGCATTACTAAACTTATGATATGATGTTGCACCTCTTACATCACCTATGTTGTATACAAATCCCCAAGATTCTTCTCCTCCAGACTTGGGAGCTGTAATATCTCCAAAATCCAAAAGACTTGGGACTGCATCGACAGCTCCCAAGTCTTCTGTAGTGAATGGTACGAATAAAAATTCGTTCCAATCTAATGTTGTTGTTACCTCGCAAGTTCCAGATACACTAAGCCCACCAGAACCTAACCAGAACGCACTACTGCGTTCCATTCCACCACCCATTTCAAATAGGGATCCATTACCAGCCCATATCTTTCTGATACCCTCTAAAGCGGTACTAGCAAGCAATGCAGTTCCAGTAGAGACATGAGGGGCAGGGCTCCATCTTTCAGTGGATCCACTAGATATGGTTGTTGTTCCAAATGGATAGTTATCTGCTGATACAGATATTTCTCCGTAACTATCTTGACTTAAATTACTTTCTGCTTCTAAATTCGTTGGAGCATCACCTATCGATCCATAATCATCCGTTACGTTAAGGACGGTAATATCGCCATAACTTTCGGTAGAGTATAGAGAAATTGTATTTGAATCGTAGGTATATTCGTTCATACTTTACGAAAACAATAAGAAGGGGGTGGAATATCTCCAACCCCCAACCCGATATACTTAATAGTATTAGTAATCAGTCGAGGCTGATGTTCAATGTAACCTTAATTTGGTCACCGTTGTTCTGAATAGGGTATGGACCATTTGTAAATCTTTCAGCGAACATTATGCTGCTGTAAAGAGTTAGGTTACCAGATCCATCCAATGCAGGAGTTGTGGTGAATGTTGATGTTGAAGGTGTACTAAAGATTGTGTATGTATTTTCAGTAGTTGTAGTGTTTGAAGTACCACGTGCAATGTAAATAACATCGCCTGGTTGTAAACCGTGAGCTTGAGTAGCAGTAACTGAAGTGTAGTCAAGTGTGATACTTGGGTCAGTAGCACCCTGAATGTTATCAGTTAGAGCAACAGCAGCGTTTGTATTATCAACAAGATAGATACGTCTTTGAGCACGATCAATACCACCAATAACTGTACCAGCAGGAACAGCAGTGTTACCACCGATAGACATTCCGATTGTAATGTTATCCATTACAGAAGCTACGTTAGGAAGTGTAATGTAGTCATTACCGATAACTCCAATACATACGTTTGAAGAATCGCCCTTTGTTAGAGTAGTAGCAGCAGCACCTGAAGCAGCATCAGCAACACCTTGAATCGCAAGAGGCATGTTGTTTGCTCTTACAATGTAATAACCATATACGTTACCAGCAGCAGCATCAAATGTGAAAGTCTGTTCTGGGTAAGTAGCAGTTGTTACAACACCAGCAGTAGCATCTTGATTAATTTTCCACTGCCCACCATTTAGGAGAATACCAGTCTGTTCTGTATAATCGTAACGTGATTCAGTACGATTGTTTACACAATAAGGATAACCTGTGTTTACAGTTTGACCATACTTGTTTGTATTACCATCTTGGTATGGTTCGTAGTATGCTGTCGCACTAGGCACATCACCTTCAGCAGGGGTCGTGTCAGTAGTGTAAAGCTTAAGAATTAGATCCCTTGGTGCATTATCCTCTCTATCCAAAACAAAGTTGTTCTGGTTAACGAGATAACGAAGTGACTCAAGTTCGCCAATATTAGGTACTAGCAGTGCCATTTAATTTGTCTCCGAAAATCGTTGTGTGTTGCTTGCTTACGTTTATTTATAAAATAATCGTCCCTCGATTATTTATCAAAGGAAAACTTTAAGAGATAACATGAATCTCCTAATCTGGTTTACCTGATCAACTCGGAACCGTAGCATATCCCCAGCTATTAAATCTTTATCCCAACTATTTAAATTATCACCACTTGCTTTCAAGTTTCCATTAATCTGTGGTTTATCACCACCAGTTATAGTTTGAAAGTTAGGAAAATCGTTGAATGTACATTTCTGTACATCCATAACTAAAACACCAACAACATCCGAAGTCAGTGTCCAAGACTGGATTCTTCCAGTCACATCTATCTGCAGTTCACCTTTCTCTCCAGTGTTCATATCTACAGAACCACTACCATAAACGAAGTTAATTGTTCTGGTAAGATCTGCAGTTGTTGATTGAGCAACGCAGAAAAGCTTATCTCCAGCACTAGGTGGTGTTGCAAATTGAATCTTATCTCCACTAACAGTATAATCTACTCCTGGATGTTGAAGTAATCCATTCTTAGAGACAATTAATTGTCCTTCATTTGTTGGAAAATATGCAGTATTTCCTTCTGTTAGATTAAATTCAACCCTTGTTCCATCGAACTGAGAAGTGAAATCATCAAGAACCTCATTATTATTCTGCAAATACTTTGCAGGTATATCATAATTTACACCAACTGCAAATTTCTTCTTGGCCTCAGAAACTATATTATAGTTTTGAGATTGTACTGATACGTTATAGGTAGGCATCAGGAAACTCCAGGTGTTACTTCAAGTATTCCTTCAATAACTCTCGACTTAGTACCTGAAGGTGCAGTCAAAAGAATATCATAAACATACCTTCGAGCTTCTAAAGTAGCTGATGTAGTATTAGGAAGGGTTATTGATAATTGTCCGTTATATCTGTCTGGAAAATCAACCGTAAAGTCTGTTGATGTAGATGAAGTATAACTTCTTTTCAATTTCGCTACAGCACTATAACCAGTTAAATTTAACGGTGTTGTATTCGCTTCATTCTGAATATTAAAGGTCGCACTAAAGTCGGTTCCTTTCTCACAAATTAAATTTATTGGTATAGCAGCCATCTGACATATAAAGAACCCCTCACTATTTAGCGAGGGGGAACTTTGTTATTCTGTTGGAGGTGTTTCAGGTGTTTCTGTTTCTGGTGTTGGTAGCGGTTCAGCATTAACATCACCAGTTAGAATACCAAGGGTTTCTAGTCCACCTTGAAGTTTTGTACGATACTCTCTAAGACGAATGAGTTCTGTCTCTGCCTTAGAAATTTTCTCGTTAGCATCAGCAAGCTGTTTGGTAAACTCCTCTCGCAACTGTGCTGGTTCCATAGTAGGAGCCTTTGGTGTTTCAGTCATAATAAGTGATCGATCTTACTTATTTATTATAGCATGAATCATCGATTTTAGCTCAGCGAGTTCGGATTTTACCATCTGTAATTCCATATCAGAATATTTTGATCGAGCTCTTGCTGCTCTAATCTGATCAAATGATTTCTTATCCTTATTAATTATAGCACCAGTTTCTGAGTCTCTATAAAGACCGTCCTCACCTTCTACTTGGATATCCATTAGAAGGATGCTACTGCTCTTATATCTTGTAGTTTAGGTACGTATGATGGATTATCAGAATTCATAACAACCTTAACTGCAAAAGAAGTAAACTCAGGTAAATTAGAGATACTAAATGGAATCTCCTGATAAGAATCTTGCTTCTCAAAGAGACCAGATATTTCATTTTCTGGAGTAGCAGCCAACTCAATATCAGCTTTACCATCTACATTAAAGAACTTCCATTCAATATCATCAAAATTAACTTCACTTGATTCTTCTTTAATCTTATAAAGTATCTTGATATCACTGACGTTTCTTACATTAGCAGTAATCTTAACATCAATTGATGTACCAGGATTATCTAGAGAGATTTCTTTAGTAACATACTTAGCAATACCAGAAGTATTCTTAGAAGAATCTTCCGAAACATATCCTACACCATTTTGTAATGTTGCAGTTTTTACTTCCCACCAAGTTTCGGTATTAGCTTCTTGACCAACGAAACTAAGTAGATCAGTAACCCTGAATATATCATTCTGTTGATCTGCTGGATCCTTCTTCCTTTCATAAGGAGAAAGTGCTGTTACTTTAGAAGTAAAGTCATCATTGATAGGTTGTTTGTTATTAAACAATACCAATTCTTGAGTCTTAGCATCCCATTCAACAACTGTACCACTAATCTTATCTAGATATAGATCATCAGTAGTATCTGAAGTTGTTGTTTGCTGTTCGTTGTATCGATTAACAGTTGTACCTACAGTAAATGTAGGTGTTTTAAGACTAGATCCAGCATCTGTAATTGTACAATTTAAAGATGTATCAGTTCCAAGTGTTAGTACTTCTCTTGCTTTAAAGGTTCCTTCATTAGTTACCTGAACAGTCATTGTACTTGTACCACTATCCCAACCTATAACAGTACCAGCACCACCAGCAATATCAGCAACCTGTGATGTAGCAGCTACAGTTGTACTATTGATAGCCTGAGGAACTGTTATAGCAGCACCACTATGTCCTGTTATAGCAAAGGTAACAATTGGATAAAGCTTTATAATTTGATTCTGTCTACCATATCTATTCTCATTTCCAGTAGGATTCTCAATCCTATTAGATATAGTCTTAACCGAACTAGTTCTGAGATCGATAACAGGAGATAGTGTTGATTGAGTAGATGAAAGATCTAACTTATAAACTAAAGAATTTGCAATATCATTTCTCAATGCATTAATTCTAGAAGCTAATACCTTCTGGTTTATGAAGAAATGTTCTTGCTTAATAAATGTCTTCTCATAATCAGATTGAGAATAAGAAGAATAGTTAACAGGACCACTATCTACAGGAACTATATTAGTTGTTTTAACGGATGATTCAATCTTTGTTTGTGGGAATGAAAGGTAACCAATATCAGCATACAATTTCTCATATTTCTTATTAAGAGAAATTAATCCACCCGATCCACCACCAATAGCATTAGAGCTTGCATTAGTTGTAGATACAATATTGAATGTATCAATACCAGAGTTCTCAACTGTGAACAATGTAGTATTCAAAGAAGATGCTGAGATACCACCAGTCTCTTTCAAACCTTTAAAGAATGCAAATGACTTACCAGTATCTTCAAATCCGTGATCTCTATGTGTAACTTCAATATACTTATTATTTCCTCTAAATCTCTCTAAGTCAGCACTGCTACTTGCTTCTGCACTTGTACGTATGGAACCAGAGTCCATAGTTTCATAACCTATGTTATCATTTGTTAACATAACACTAGCAGTCCTAGAAATATCAAACTCTGCTCTATTAAGCTCGAACTTAATATCTTCCTTGAGGTTCTCTGTCCAAGAATCCACATTCTGTGATCTATAAACAGAACCTAATCCTGGTTGTACTGTAACAGTTCCTGAACCTGCAGGTTCTCCAACTTCTGATGCCCAAACTTCATAATCAGTAGAATCTGTTTCAACAACAAAAGCATATTCTGTATCATTCTGTAGATATACAGGATAATCAAATGTAAACTCAGTTGGTACACTACCAGCAACATCAGTTACTAGATTAGTTGATACACCCATTCTAACAGCAGGTGTATCAATATCTACAACTGCTTCTACAGCAGCACCAGCATTACCAGAACCAGTACCAGCAATAACAATAGATGGAGCACTTGTATATCCAGAACCAGATATAGAAACTTCAGAATTGAATAACTTACCACCAGATATTCCTAATGTTCCAGTAGCAGTAGTACCACCTGGTAACTGTGGACTCTCAATAGTCATTGCTGCACTATCATAATTAGATCCAGCACTAATAACCTTAAGATCAACAACAGATCCAGAATCTTTAGCAATAGTAACAGATATTGTAGTGTTATTTGTATTATTTGCTAGAGTTATTGATGGAGCAATAAGTTGTTCCCCTGCTTGGAAAGAACTACCATTGTTATTAGATAAAACTAATGTATACACTTGATCTGCTGATACTGGAATCTTATCTGCAGCTCCTGGTAATACTTCAATACCAGTTCTATCAAATATTTTAAATATAGGTCCAGTAGCACCTGATATTTGTCCAGTTACAATCTCACCAACCTCAAGAGATGTTTCTTGTGATACATAGAACTTCAACTTTGTTTCAGGTGAAATAGTCTTCTCTGTACCAGGAACAATATAACTTCCTGGCTTACCACTTACTGTATTGGTAATATAAGTTCTTACAGGAACTTTAGATGCCTTCTTATTAAAGAAGAGTTTTAATCCTGTAGCAAATACACCACCATCATATCCTTCTACCTTAAATGTTTGTGCTAATGGACTTGGTTTCTTCTGTGTACTTGTATCAAGATCAATAATCTGCTTACCTTCATTAGACTTAAGATATGCAGGTAATGTTGAAACAATACTACCAGGATTAGCAGGTAGTATTCCAGTAGGATAGTATTTAACTTCAGTATATGTTTCTACAGTGTCTTTATTACTATCTGTAGAGCTTGAAGTAAATCTAATTGTTTTCTCACCAGTTGTGAATTGTAACTGTTCAGAAGTGGTATCGTAACTTGTATTGTAGATATAGTTATTCCAAGTAGTTCCTTGTGTTGGGGCATAACCATTAGGTATTATAATAAGACCACTAGCATTACCACCATCATCTGTGATAATATCAGATCCAAATGTTGATAGTGAATTACCAGGGATTCCTGTAAATCTTAGATCAGGATTAGTCCATCTACTAACACTTCTACCCTCTATGAAAGGATAGATCTTTGTATTAGGCTTCATCCTACGAACAGTAAACTTAACTGCTTTAGATCTAGCAAATTGCTGTAATGAAGTAGCAACAGCAGTTTCACCAACTAACTTTGTATTAATTCCTTTACCAGTCTCATTGTTTTGTGGACTGATATTAGATGAACTTGCTACATTAGCAATCTTAACTGTAGATGCTACTTGATCAGAATTGATATCGGAAAGAGGTCCAATATTAAAGAAGTTCTGATTTGATCCAACCCAGTTTACTGAATAAGAATTATACAAGCTTGAATATGCATCACGTACATTATTCTTAGCAAGGAATATAGTATAAAGTGATGTGTTGTTATCAGATATTAAAGGAGCATCTGTATTCTCATACCATGAATCTACAGGTGTATTGAGAGTTGCATCTCCAACATACTGAATAACAACAAATGGGTTAGGATTGATAGTCTTTGTAGCAAAGTTATTACTTAATAACTGTAAGTTAGTGTATGGAAGAGTAAGAACATCACCAGATCTTTGATAACCAGAAACTACTCTTTCATCTTCTTTTGTATTAACTTCAATTAAATCAAATGAATCTTCTTTAGACTGTGCTCTCAATACAGATTGTTTTGTATCAATCGAACACTTATAGTCTATAGACTTAAGGTTACCTACTTTATGAGTCTCGAAATTATCTACAACAAATCCACTCTTAAATCTTTCAAGTCCTATCTCATCCTTGATCTGCATATTTAATGCTTGCTGTTCAAGGACACTAAGTAGTGTATAGTATTCTAACCTCTCAACACGTTTCTCTAGCTTGCCGATATCACGCATTGTGTAACGCTTGTTATCAACAGGGATAACACGAACATCATTACTTGTTGTGGTATATGCAGGTATGTAAAGATAAGTTAAAGGTATAGCATCATCAATACCCTCTGGTCTTGATGGGTTAAGTGAAGAGTTACCTTCCTTAACTATAAATTCACCTTTCTTAGTTAAGAAGATACCATCAATTCTATCAAGATATTGATTCTGATAGAATGATATAGTGTAAGGTAGATTTGAATCTGATGCTGGACAACTAGAAACAACACCACCACTACCAGTAAACTCGTTGAAAGAAGACTCTGTATAAATTGACTTATCTTGGAAACCAGTAATAGTAGCTTCAGTATCAACCTTTGGTCTAAAGTCAATAACATCTCTAAGGTTTGTTATACCATATACAGATGAGTTAAATGTAGGAATATCATCAGCAGAAACACCTGCTTCATGTACATAAGAATCAACTACACAGAAATCACCCTGTGAATGATCGAAGTAATCAAATGATGCTAATAACTGACCAGCAGGTAAATCAAAACCAGGTTTAAGGACAATACGAGATACATCATATAAAGTATCACGCTGACCATCATCAAAAGTAAATCTACTAGTTACATCAGTACCACTAATTAAATTACCAGCAGTATCTACATTTGGAGGTGCAGTTGTGGAACCTTCATAAACATAGTTAAGTTTAATAACATCAGAATATGATACTGCATTAATTTCAGTTGCATTAATATCCTGTCCTCTCAAAGGAAGAACTCTATCTCCAGATGGAACAATTACAATCTGTTTGTTTTTAACAATAGTCTTCAACCTAGGTCTAGACTTAGTAATTTCTAATGTTGCTGTAAGCTTAAGTGTTGGATAATCAGTACCACCTGAAAGAGATCCAAAATAGTTATCAGGTAATGTTATACTAACGCTACCAGCAGTCAATCCACTAGCAGTATCAGTAGAAGTTGCAACATCTACAGCAGAAGATGGAACATATACAATATCACCAGTTTCTACAGCAGTTGCATTTCCTTTTTTGAGAACAGTAAGAATAAAATTGGTTTCTCTAAACTCTACAAATTTCTGTGTACCAAATTCTAACTGTGCCTTAAATGTTACTGTTCCACCAGTAGAAGATGAATCCAATACAAAATCTTTTCTTTGATAGTACTTAATAGCAGTATCATCAACATTCTTAACTAATGATTTAATCTGCTTACTACCAGTCGGGAATATTAGAGTAGATTTAGATCCATTCTCAATCTTTGGTCTTACTCTTAGTACAGTTGTACTACTTATAGTAGAAGGAAGTAAAGAATCTAAGTATATTCTTGATTTCTTAGTTCCTTGTGGTGAAGTTGCTTGCTGTACTATTGCCTGAATAAGGTTGTTGTTTGCGTCACTGAACTGGATCAAATCTCCCTGTACAAGACTCTTCGATGCATCACCACCAAAACCTGTACACTCAACATACTGATTACCCTCTACACCACTAAAACTGAAGTCAGTTATATTAGTACTAGTAACATATTTCTCTCTAAACAACTCAACATCACTAGTGAATAGATTAGGTGCTAAAGCTCCTTCAGGTGCTACACCAAACCTAGACCACATAGACTTAACATTCTGTGGTGTGTATGTTTGTACGACATTCTTAAACAATACAGCACGTACTATTGCTTCATTACCAGCAACAAAACTAGTAGAAGTAGTCTTAACTGCTACTGATGGTGGTGATGAGTAGGTATTAGATAATGCATCTCTATTTTTAATAGTCGCTGCAGCATAACCATCCGCAGAATCTATAGTAGAAGTTATAACAGATGTATCATATGATACACCATCTACAATTAAAGTCTCTAATGCACCATAGTTATTTCCTCTATGATCCACAACAAAATGAGATATAGTATTCTCTCTAGCAATTCTTAGAGAATTTCCTTTCTCGTCAAATATAGTTTCTCCTTGAACAAACTCTCCATTAAGAACCTTACAATAAATTCTATTACCAGAAGATAGAAGACCCTTTGGTGATCCTTCTATTACTCCATAAGCACCACTCTTACTACCAGTAATATAAGTACCAGCTTGGAATGGAATGTTATCTGCTGAAGGAGCAGGTATATCACTATCTACAGTTATCTTAGTTAAGAAAGTTGGATTAAAATACGACATCTTGAAAGTCGTATTATATTTGCTTGTTCCAGCAATTCTTCCTTTAGAAAGAATTGTATCAGAATCTGGATTAAATCCAACACCCCTTTCTTCTAAATGGAAATCTTTAGGCTTAGCAAGACCGATTGTAGGAACAATCATCTCACTATAAGAAACTATGTAACCAAATACATCAGTTGAAGTAGATTGTTCTGCTCCGTTTTGTGAGAAGTAAAGTCTAGTTCTATTATCAGTACCACTATCAACAGTAGAGAAATCTCTCAAATGGGTATCAACAATATCTCTTGGTCCAATAAAAGTGAATTCAACATAAGAAGAACTTCCTTTAAATGAAGCTGGGAAGTCAGCATCAGAACCACTAAATTTAGAATAAGCAAGAGATGTAATTTCTACTGCTTCATTAGCATTACCAGAACCACCTTTTCTTACCCAGAAACTTCCATGTGATGATTCCCATGAAGTTGGTTTAATTTCACTAAATGTAGTACCAGCAGCAGTTGATGTAATATTAATAAGTACAGTCTTAATTGCTACATCAGCATCAGATGTAAATGCTCTTCTATTACGAGTTTGTTTGTGAGAAGCTATTACTTTACCATCAGTTTTATCTTCTGTACCATTAAGACCTAATGATCCATCACCAAATGTACTATTAAGATATAATGTTGGGTATGATGTTAACTCAGCATCAAATGAATTTAAAGGAACTGAATTATAAGTGTTAGTTAGATAGAAGCTTGCAAGACCACTATGCTTAAGAGTTATATTATCTCTCTCAAGTGACTCTCTTGATTTATTAACAGTTAAATACTTACTCTCTTTATTAACAATCTCATATCCCTTAATATATGCTTTACCAACTCCTACTGCTGCAATCATCTTTTGAGATGCTTCAGTAACAGTTAAACCATTAACAGTTCCATCAACACCTACACCATAAAGACCTTTGTTACCATCTTTCTGGTAATACTCTCTTAATTCTGTTGGGAATGCTTCAACAACATAATCACCAGACTCATCATATGTTCTTCTTGCTAGAGTCTCTTCAATTACATTGTATTCTGCTTGTTTTACCTTCTTCTGTACAGATCCCTTCTTAACAGTTAGAAGTTGTATGAAATTGCTATCTGTAGAAGCATTATAATCATACTTAGCTAATCCTAGAGTGATTGATAAACGATGAGCACCAGGAGCACTAAAGTTTGCAAATCCTCTTGCTTGATCATAGAGTGTTCCATCCTCTTCAGGAGTGATCAAAGACTCTGTGATTTTAAATCCTACTTTAGCAGATGGAATATCAATATATGGTTCTAGAATGATAAGATCAGAATCATTACGAACAAAATGACCATTAACAAAATAGATACCTTCTTCTACTTGTACAGCAGAAGCAAAACCCATTGCTGGACTGGTGATAGAAGTCTCTACATCAGTATCAGGATCCTTTAAAGTAATAGAGGTAGGTAGAACACTTCCATCAGTTCCAACTACCATAAGTGGAGTATTTACTCCATCAACAACTTCTAGAGTCTCACCTTGTCTAAAAGTAGACTCATTGTTAGAATTACCACTGCTAGTGTAGTTTACATATAGTGTATCTGCAGTTGTAGTAGTACTATATCTAGTGGATACAACTGTACCAGTAACGCCAGATGTGATGCCTTTTAACGTCTGACCTACTAGTTGCTTAATATCATATTTTTTGAAGACAATATTACCTCCCTCTGATACTGCAACTTCAGTAACAGAAGAAAGTTTAACGTAATCTAGTTTATTGTTTAATCCTACTTCACCAGGAATAACTAGATCACCTTGTTTAAATTGTTTACGTCCAAAAGATTCAATCTGATTTTGTAAAACAGATTGAAGTTGAGTTAGTTCTCTCGCTTGTATTGAGTATCCAGGTCGAAAAAGAAGTCGATAAAAATTCTTAGACGCACTGTAGTCATCATAGTATGGACTTACATTTAGATTCGTCTTTTGTGGCATCGTAAACCAAAGCTAACATGGAAGATTAGAATTCGATTACTAGCTTGATGTCCTCTATTTGGTCAGCAGCTCTAGTAATCAGTCTCCTGTTCTCTATGTATACGAGTTCTCCAGAGTTGTTCTTGATCTCAGGAGTCGCCAAACCACTTGCAAATGTTACGCCTTCGGTAGTTGATGAGTATGTGCTATCAGGGTTAACTGATACAGAAGTACCACTATCAACAATAGCAGAACTTGAATTGTTTTCAAATGCTCTTACTATTCCATTATCAGTGTGTGCTTTAGGTGACTGGAAGTACTTAAGAATACCACCGTTACCGTTACCATCTGCAGTCCAAGAAACAACTGTTCCTTTAGCAGTTCCAGCACCTCCATTTAAAGTTTGTGTGATTGTATTATCTTTTCCGAAAGAAGAACTAGTAAGACCAGTTCCATTAACTCTTACGGCGTATACACCAGAAAGGGTGTTTGCAGTAGCATAGTTTGTTGATCCCCACTGCAATGGATCTTTGATGAGTCCGATTCTACGGAAGTCATTATCAACTGGGAAGTCTCCAGATCCTTCTGCATAGGTCAAACGGACGTTAACCATAACACGCTTGCCGTTAAGCTCCTGTGCAAGATTAGCACCATGACCACCTGCAGGAGGAATGATAACTTCAAGAGCACCACGAGCAGTTCCAGAAATCGTCTCAGCAGTACTTAAAGTTGCATCAGAGAATAAACCATAAGCATTTCCACCAGCACCAGTACCTGTACCAGACTTAAGTGCAACACTACCATAAGTATAACCGTTACCTGCAGTCTGTACTTCAACAGCACTTATAGCACCAGTACCATCAGTAGTAATCTTAGCAACACCATCTGCTCCATCTCCTAAGATAGGACCATATAGAGTAGCACCAGTAGGAAGAGCAGAACCAGCATCTGAAATCAAGATGGTATCAATAGCACCATCTGTAGCAGCTGGACCAGCATATGTGCCGATAGGCATAAAGTCACTGGATAAGAAATCCATAACCTGCTGAGTGGTCATTGTATAAAGGTACTTCCAACGATATCCGTCAGTAGGACCAGTATATACACCAGAAGCATAGTTATTTGCTGTGGTAGGCATATCAGATGCGTTACCACCACCAGAAACTACATCTTCCTTATTGTAAAGACACTTAAATACTTCGTAGTTATTGTTCATTACATAGAACTTAGCAGCTCCTAATGAAGTTGCTCCTGTAGCAGCAGCCTTTGCAGTACCACCTGAAGCAGGTGCAGCACTGTAATCAGGCTTATACATATCAAACTTAGGGTTGGTAACTGTGTTCCAGTTATAACGTGAAACTACAGAAACAACATTGGATGACTCTACCCTTTTAGCAGCAATAAGCTCATCATAGATACTCTGCTTTTCTTCTTGGTTGTCTAAAGGAGAAGGTGCATTCGTTTCATCGGCAATACGATACACACCAGCTTTTGCTTCAGCACCAGTATCAGAACCACCTGTATATCCCTTAATCAGATTACCAGCAGTCGGTGTACCAGCAGCAGGGCTAGGAGAATGAACAAGAATTGAATTAGGATTTACCTTACGTACAGTTGCTTTCCATGTGGTAGATCCATATGCAGTACCACCAGCAGCACCAGCATCATATACCTCCTCACCGACATTAAACGCAGTAGCATTGGGATCATAGATCTCCAAATAAGAATCCCATTGATCCGAACGACCAACGAAGAAATACATACGTGCACGATCCGCACTAGTATCGTTTGCACCCTCCGTAAGGGATTCTAGAAATTGTTGAGCATTAAAAATGCGAAACTTTTCTGATATGATTGCCGACATAATTGAAAATTGGGTAGTTTTGTACTACAGGATATCCGAGTTATTTATATTTATACTTGTCTAACTACAGTTCCTGCAGTTTCAGTTGTTAGACCTGAAGGTTGAATAGTATCTGAACTACCGTAATCAACGATAAAACGATCAGATAATTTTGAACTATAAGCGATACGGAACTTACCGACTTGTATCACACCTGTTGCATCAAATGCAGCAGTAGTTGATACCATAACATTAGAATCAGTCCAATCAAAATCACCGTCTAATATTGTTGCGGAAAGAACTGCCGTTGTGGAAGTACCCATACCGATAGTAGGAGCATTAGTAGGAGTTGTTAATCTAACTGTACCAGTCATTGATAATGTATTATCAAGCTCAATCTGTTTGATTGAATGGGTCAACGATGTGGTTGTTCCCATTGCAGATTGAGTAATACTATGAGGTGTGGTAACATGAATCTCTGTTGCTCCAACAGAAACCTTATTATCCCTAACGAGTTGTTGAGTAACTTTAACTTGATCACTCTGAGAAGATGCTGCAGCAACACTATGAGTAAACTCATATGCTAACTGTGTTGCTTCCCCAACTAAGGATACTGTGGATAATGTATTAAGACCAGTTATAGTGTCTTCAAATTTACGGATGTATTTAGTATCAAATTGTCTAGTCTTCTTGATAATATCATAACCACGAGAGACATTAACAACAGGAGGAGCAGTATATCCACTACCACCAGATTCTAAAATAACATCAATAACATTACCACCATCAACAATAACATGTGCTTTAGCACCACCACCATTTAGATCAACTGGTTCAAATGTTAATACTGGTGGTGTATCATAATTATGAGCTTGTGGATTAGAACCGAGAACAGTTTTATTCCAATTCAATGACGTTACAGTATCACCAGTAATAACTGCTTTAATATCAAGACCTTCTCCTTTAGTGTCACCATTATAATTGCTAACAGAGATAACACCTACGTTATCACCTATTTGCGTATCTTCAACATGACTCAATGATTTAGATTCTCTAGGAGTTAATTTGACTGTTCTATAATCATCCTCACCATCGATCTTAATATGATCACCAGGTTCGATTGAAGTTATAGTAGGTTTAACCCTATCATACAACCAAGAAACACTATCTTTTCTAAGAACTCTACTACCATCAACATCATTATATGTAACTGATGTAGTAAGAGCAGATAAATCAACCTCAGTATAAGATGCAGTCTGAAGATCAGTATTTGCAGCAATTCTTAGAGGTTTGGTGAGATCAATCTTAGGATTCTGAGCAATAAGAGTAACATCCCATCCACTAGCAGTTTGGTTATACTTTCTAACCATACCAATGGTTGTATATACATCAGGTGTTGGCCAAGAGTTATCGGTAAACTGATAAACCACTGCACCATCTCTTACACCTGAAATGAAAGTAGCATATTCTGCAGAACCACCAGTAACAGTAATAGTTACTTCATTAAAGAAACGATCTGGTTCTACATTAAATGCATCTAATAATTGATCAATAGAAGTACCAGTTAATAAAACTATACCAACACTTTGACCTTTCTTTAAAGCTTGACTGAATGTAATACTAGACTCATTTATAGTATATGCAGTATTTCTCTTCTGTAATATTCCATCAATATAAACAAAAGCAAATCTATCATCATCAACAACTACTACATCACCAGTCTTTTCATCTCTCATAATAAATGGTCCATTAATAGATCCATTGAAGTTCTCTTCTTGTAGACTCATTCTTACATAACCACCAATATTATGTGCAAAGAACTTATCTACAGCAAGAGGTTCTTGAAGAGTTAATGTATTCAGATTCTGTTTCCACTTAGGTGCTTCTGAAAATATAATTCTATCAGGATCACTAGCACCAGCAGATCTCTTAATGTAGTAAGAATTTAGTCTAGGGAATGTTTCATCATACTTAGCACTCTGGAACACTCCATTGATACCAACTATAAGATTATGATCAACCTCTGTCTTTACTGGTGTATTATCAGTATAATATAATTCAAATTCTTTGTTTTCATTATTGAAGTAATCTGGTAGAGACTTAACTACAGAACTACCATTCAATATAGATTCAACATTTAAGAACAAAGAATTTAAAGCAGATACTACAGTATCACACTCTGTAAATACATTGTCCTTAGCAAGAATGTTTATATTCGTTAATGTCCTTAACGTAGTCCAATTACCAGTTCTTTGATTATTATCTTCAACCTTAGTGAATAAGTTTGGACCTTTATTAATAGTCTTAGTAACTATCTGGATGTAACTATTCAATGCAGATTCTACTTCAGCACAAGTTGTTACATAAGGACCATTAGGATCAGCAAGGATAGTCGTATCTTCATAAGGAACAATAGTAGTATATGTGCCAGTTGGAAGATTGTTCTTCATTGCCTCAACCATAAGTTGAGTTGCTTTTGTATAAGCAGCAATACTCTCTTCTTTCTGATCTACTATGTGATTAAGTTTATTCTTGTAATAATATCTCTCACCAAAATCAACAACATTCCAGTTACCACCATATCTTATATGATATACCATTGCATCTATAAGATACTCAGTATCTCTCTGACACTTATCTTCATCAGGTATTGCTAAATTTGGATATGTTGCTTTTGTCCAACCAATAGTCTCTTCTGAAATATATTTCTTATTTCCTTCAATAAGCTTAGCAGCATCCATGAACTTACCATTATTAATTCTACTGAATGAGAAGGTTATCTCATCAATATTATTAATTGTGGAATAAACAGTTGTAGTTGCTCCAATACCAACATTTAATACACCACCAGTAGAAACAGTAACAGGACCATAATTAGTGGTTCCACTGTTATTAACGACTGTACTAATATTCTGAGCTGGATATGCAATGTTTGCTGCATTAGAAACTTTGATCTGTGTGGAGCTTACTATCTCAGTAACTATAGTACCTTCATTAAATTGATTACCACTACTTACATTCATTCCTACACATATACCTAAAGTGGAAGGAAGTGTAATAACATCCTGTCCTTGAGATACAACACAGTTCTTAACCGATATATCCCAATTCCTTGCTGCAGCAATACACAAGTTCATAGTATATTTGTATATCTCGACAGCAGAAGCTTCTACAGTTGTTTCATTAAAGTATTCTGTTGCTGCATAATGAGAAGCAGAGTTACCACCAAATCTAAGATCATGCTCATAAGCATCTAAAATTAATCCAACATCTCTAACACACTTAGATTCTTTAGTATTCCAAGTTAAATTAGGATACTTAGATTTACCATATCCAACTGCTTCTTCTTGGATGAAATTCCTATTAAAACGCAATTGATTAGCAGCATCAATCCATGTACCTTCTTTTTGGAAGATAGGTCTAATCTTTTTCAAATACTGAAGGTTCTTGGAAGCTTCCTTAAATTGGAATAATCTTCCAATAAACTTAGTTGCTGCAATTGTATTATTACCCTCTTGTCTAATACCAAATGGTGCTGTAGCAAAAGTAATCTTATCACCAGATACAGTATAAGCAGTCTCTGGTTCTTGTAATACTGCATCTAATGTTATGGTCAAAGCCATAGCATTATATGGAGTTATTGGATTGTTAGTAGCAGCATCAACAATGGTAAACTCTCGTGTACCAGAAATATTACCATACTGATCAAAAGTACCATCAAATGCTGGAGTGAGTTTAATCTCTTTAGCAATTAATCCAGATGTATCACTTGCTTTCTCTGTAAGAGATCCATTACCTCTCAATACATTAATATCCTTAGATAAGTTTACAACAGTTTGATGATACCTTTTACTATCAGCAATACTTGCATTATTACTATTCTCATCCCATAGTCTTAATGTTGAAACTTGAGTAGTCTTGGAATTATCACTTACCTTTACATCTACCTTCGCATCTATATTAAGCTCACCAAACATCTTAAATCCAGCTGGATGAACTGACTCCTTAATGAGATCTCTCCAGTCTTCTATCTGTGTCTTAGACTCAATAACATAAGAATAATCTTGGTAGAATTTATTATCTGCTATCTTATGAGTTCTTACACCAATTTTACCTTTATCAGAAGTATAAGTACCTAGATTATCATAATAAGATCTTAGATCAATTGAAAACTCTGCTCTCTGAACAGAAACTATTGTGCCAGTTGAATTACTGGCACTACCAGTAATAGTCTGACCTACAATAAATTCACCTTTAGTTACAGATACCTTAAGAATGTTAGATCCTATTCTCCATCCACCATTAGTAACAGTACCTTCTGCAAGTCCAGAAGTTACCTTTTCTCCACTCAAGAAATCATCTGTTGTGTCTAATATAATAACATCACTTGCCTTATGCTTTCTTAATACTGAAGTATCATTCCAAATTCCAGATCCATTAAATTCGAGTTGTACATTCTTTGGAGATCCTATAGAAGAACCCAAAGCAAATATTCTAATATCACCTTCAACAACCTTAAGTTCTGGTTTGTATGTGTAGTTCTTTCCTTTGTTTGTTACAATAACATTTGCTATTCTATTATCAGCAGTTTTTAAAACATCAAACCTTGCTTCAGATCCATCACCATCAACTACAACAACTTTTGGTTTAGAATAGTTAAATCCAGCTTTGTTGATTGTAACACCAACAATATTCTTTTCTACAGGATCCCATTGTGCAGTAACATCAGAAGCTCTACTACTATCTAATTCTGCTCCTAATACACCAGGAACTTTCCTATAACCAGAACCAAGATTAGATACCTCAACTTCGGCAATAGAACCAGTTGCACCTTTAGATTTTGTAGTATACCTAATATTACCAGTTCCATACCACTCAGGATTTTCTGTTAACTCATATACAAACCTATCAGTTGTAACAAATGATACTTTAACTCCTGTACCAGTAGACTGAATAGAAGATGTGAGTGCATCAGAAATTAACTTCTGTCCTTGTAATGGATCATTAATAAGCTCAATATAATTGTTATTATCAACAATACTTGTGGATGGACCAATTCTTATCTGCTTAGTTCCATCTACCATTGTTCTCACTATAGACTTATAGTAATACCTTTGATAAGATCTAGGTACTCTTTTAGTCAATATACCAGTAAGATTAACATCACCAAGTCTAGGACCATATCCAAACTTCACATATGAATAAGAACCTGTAGTACCAGGAGTACCAATATTAACAACTTCTGGTGCAATGATATTATCATTCTGACTAGGAGATATAATAAACTCAGATTCGCTGTTTGTATAATGACTCAAATCAAATCTGTATTGATAATACTCTTGTATCTTAAGATTAGGTGATATTTCATATGGACCAGAAACAGATGAAGATATTTTTGTTACAATCTTATAATCTGTAACAGTATCAATATCAATTAATTTCTTAGGTTCACTCTCATCAAATAGTGTAGCTTGATCTGTAATCTTATATGGAGTAAAGTCTCCATTAGCAAAGAATCCTTGATCATGTTCTACAATCAGTTTATTATTCTCATATGAAATGATTTTAGGATCTAATGATGTACCTGTAACAGGAAGCAATTCCCCAACAGTAAATCTATAACTAGATCCATATAATGTAACAATTTCATTGTCGAAATGATCTATATCACTAGTATTATTCTGTGCCCTTGTGACAGTTACTGATTTGGTAGACTCTGATATAGAGTTTACCTTAACAATCTCATCACCTATTGATAAAAGATCATTTTTTGATAACCCACTAATAGAATCTAATTTTAATACAGTCTCACCAGTAGCGAATCCAATATGATCGACTACTAAACGTAGACGTTGAGTATTAGTAGAAGCACCTGATCTGTTTAATGATGAATCCTCAACAGTAAGAATATCACCTTGCTTGTAAGTAGATCCTTTAGTTGTAATAACAACAGACTGTACAAATCCTAATCCACCAGCAACCTCCTGTACAACTATGGTTGCTTTTGCATTATTTGAGTCGCCGACTTTTCCTAAATCAGTTCTAGCAGCATTCTGATCAACAAATATAAGCTCTACATCCTCATATGTGTTTGCTGCATAATCAGCACCAGCATTAACCAAATCAGCTCTTCCTAATCCAGGATCATTAATTTGTGTTGATAATGTTAGTGACTTGATATCAATCTCTTGTGTTGCTCCTAATTGAACATAGTAAGTTGTTGTCGAGATAGAATCATCAGGATCTATTTCAACATATACAACATCACCTACACCAAGTGCATGATCACCATCAGTTTTAACTAATGCAATATTCGTATTAACAATGAATGGTATTAAACCCGTACTTAAGCTTGTAGTTGATAATATCTCTGCACCAACTGTGTTTAATAGATTATTACTTCTAAGGAAGTATCCTGCCTGTTGTGAGAAAGTACCAGTTAATACTTTAAGTTTAACAGAATTTCTCTTATCAGTAGATTCGATTACTTCACCTGTTGCTATTATAGATGGTGGGTCAGTTTTATTAACAGTACCATTAGTCAACTCTATAATTGCACCAGCAGTGAATGTAGCGTTTGTGTTAAGAACAATATTGATACTCAGTGTTGTAGAGTCAAATAAACCTGTAGAATCAAATGTTCCCGTAACATCTTCAAGAACAAGAATTTTACCATCAAGAACATCACCAACAACCTTACCAGATACTCCAGATGATGCTTGTGTTATTGTATCTCCACCAAACACATAGCAATTTTCCGTAATCTGAACTTTAGCTACTCTCTTTGCATCCGTAGCTTGTAGTTCTTCTACAGTATTTCCTCTAACTGCGGAAATGGTTCCAGCAGCATCTACACCACCAGTACCAGTATCATCTAGAATAATAGATGAACCAACTTTAAAATTATCAGATGAGCTGTATACTTGGAATGCGTCTAAACTACCAGCAGAAACGTCTTTAACAACTCCCCTAGTCTTACGACCATTATTAGGTGTATCGACCCCACGGAGGCGTACAGCGTCCAATGGGAGGTCATTCTGTGTTTGATTCTGATCGTAGTTAGCAGCAAGAGGTAAAGAATAGAAATTCTCACCAATAAGATATGGAAATTCTGGATCACCTAGATTATCAAATGTCGCAAAATATGCGTATGTTCCATTTGGATATTCTGGTGTTACACAATATCTTCCGTTATTCCTATCTACAGTTCCGTATCTATCTGCGTAATAATAGTCTTGTATGAATGTTCCTAGCGGATATGTAACAAGGGATGGTCCATCTGGTCTAGTTGCATACTTCAAATATCCTGATTGCATCCGCACAATGCTACTAGAAGAATCTACAGGATCAGAATATCCGTAAGGACCATATATGGGATTACCATCATATGCAAATCCAATGATAGGAGAATGATTAGTTCCCGTATCATTTCCTCTAAGTGTTGGTGGATATGAAACAGTACCGTAGTTATTGTATCCTCTATCATTAAGGTGAGAGATTCCAAATTCAGAATCTAATGTCTCTTCTACAAATCTATTCTTGATCCACTCATATATTGAAGAACTTGCAAGTGCACCAGAACCACTTGGTATGACTTGGATTACAACATTTTGTTCACTATAGAAAGATCCACCATTTACTTTAGTGCATCCAGATATTTGTCCAGTAGCAGATACTTGAGCAGTATATTCTGCATATCTACCTCTTCCTAGAGCATCAACTATTCTAATAGTTGGAGGAGCAGAATAATATTCACCAGGATCAGTAACTACTAAGCTTGTTATTGCTCCTTGTGTGATAACAGGTGTTAATACCGCATTCCTACCAGATACTATTTCAACAATAGGAGCAGCAGTATACGAACCAGCATCATCTATTCTAACAGACTCAACTACAGTACCAGACAACACAGCAGTTGCCTTATATGGTTCACTATTAACAAGTACATAAGGAGGTCTAGAATAACCACTTCCTTGTGTAGTAACATCTATCTTAGTAAGACCACCATAAAACACACCATCTTGATGCTTATGGGTATATGCTAAAGATCCATCTACTAAAATACCAAAATCTTTTCTTGGAGTCTTGTATACCTCAGTAGTTGTAATAGCATTCTTTCTTATAGTTCTTAAGAAGGATTGCTCGACAACTGTCTCTGTAGCAGGTATTGTCTGATTATAGAACATAGTCCTATTAACAGGTACACCACTAGTACAGATATAATAATTGTTATCATCACTAAAGATTCTCTGTATACCAGGTATAGCATCATTTACAGATGCTTGTGTTCTAGGATCTCCTGATAAAGGAGTATAATTCGCATCATCATTAGGTAACCATCTAACAGTACCATCACTTTTCTTAATCTTAGGATCAACTGTATCAAATCCAGAATCTTCTACTACTAAAGGTTCACCCTCAATACCATATGGTGTTGAAGTAGTAGGTGATAAGTTATAAACTACACCAAGTGCTATAAACTCAACATTATTTCCTTTGATTCTATCATCACTATAAACTGTTGATCCTATATTATGAGTTCTAGTTAACTTTCTATTCTTAATCTTAAACTGTCTTATAGTTTTACTAGAATACTCAATAACTTCACCATCTACAAATATTCTTCCTTCTTTCTCCCACCCAAAAGTAGAATCAACATCTATAATATTTCCTGTTTGATCACTAGAAGTAATTGCTTTCTTAAGCTTAGTCTTATTTGCTATAGTAAACTGATTATTGATTGTGGATGGAGCAAGAACCAATTCCCATACATTAGAACCATCAACATCTTCTAGTTTCTTTATATTATCAACTACAGCAGAAGCATAGTTATCTCCACGCTCTATAACAACCTTACCTATTAAATTTTTAGGATCACCACTTATAATAACTACCTTCAAAGCATGAACATTAATCCAATCAGACTCTGATGATTTAAGTGTAGTATCCTTTGGAAAATAAACATCATTATCTTCACTACTTACAAGAGAATTGAAGATAAACTGAATAGAACGCTTAGTACCTTTTGATTTGTAGAAAGACGAGATGTTCTTTATAAGGGTTCTCTTATCGATTTCACCACGTAGATACTTCTCAGGTATACCAGCAAGGTATTCTGACTCAAAACTCTTTATGAGAGCATACAAAAACAGATTACTAAGGTTTTCTACCTTAACATCTGCTGCATGTGTATCAGCAGTAGTAGAAACATATGTACTGAGCTTATAAAGATCCCCAAGTTCAGTATTACCACTTACACCCCTAGCAACACCATTAAACTGATTAGGTGTCTTTGATGCATAAAAGAATATTTCATCATCAACTTTAGCAAGTCCACTATCAGGGAACCCTTCAGTCGATAGTACATTTATACTAGTATCTGAGATCCCAGTTATACCAACGGTTTTCGAGGATTGTGTTAGAACCTCTTTATCGTAAAAATTAATATCACGATATTTTGTTAAATTTGTAACAATGTCTAAAACACCACCACTAAGCTCTTGTTGAGCATAGTAAGATTTGAGGAACTTAACGAAGTACTCATAGTCCTCTACGATGAATCCAGGTAACTGACTTTCAATCAGTGCCGAGATATTTTTAGACTTTACGTTCATTCTGGAACTGCACTAAAGTTGGATTTGGAGATATCAACATCAAGATATAGTTCTCGTACAGCATCTACATCTCTTGATGCAGGTTCTACACGGATTTCAATTTTATTATCATTAAAACTTCCCTTAATAATAGTAAGATCATATAATTTAATTTCACCATGAGTGTAATTAATATCACCTACACCTTTCTTAAGGTATACTTTCTCACCAGTAAGAGAATTCAGTCTATATAGGTCTATTTTACCGAAGGTATCATCCTCCAGATACACTGTGAAGGAAGGATACTCACTGACTACAAAACCAGTTGACTTCATTACTGATGCATCACATGAATCTTTAAATTCATTTACAAAACAAAGTTCATAATAATAAGTAGAATTCAATGTAGGATAGAAATCCTTTCTAAGAGTTATATTAGTAAGGTTTGAGTTGATAGAACTATCTGCACCATCTATAACTGATGCAAATCTACTATGACGGAATTTACCATTAAACTTCTCTGTCTCTGCAGAAGCAATGTAATCTTCAACTGCTTTAATAACTTTAGATTGAATTTCTGCTTTACTTAAAGTAGTTTTAGAAGTCTTGTAACTTATTGTTGAATTAAGTTCGATATAAAGAATAGAAGGATCAACAATTACAGGTGTAACAGAAGCAACTGAATAATCTCTCAAAGCTTTAACTATTTCATTTTTAGTGTAAGATGAGATAGTACTAGCATTATCTGGTTTAATTGCGATCTTTACCTTTCCAAATTCAGGAGGATTATCCTCTTCTCCACCAAATGTAATGATATCTGATATAGAAGCATAAACCTTCTTAATAATAGAAACATAGTCATCTGCTGTAACTGCCCTGTCCTGAGTCGCAAAACTCTTTGGAGCTTGTTTCTTGATGGAAGAGACTGATTCTGGATTAGCACCGCCTGTAGAGGCATTTACGAGGGTTACAGAGGTTCCATATGGAAAGCTATTACTAGGATTGATCTTATCATGTATCAAACCAGAGAAAGTGAATGTCCTTGCTCCATTTGTAGTATCTGCAGATGTAGTAAGATAAGTTATCTCTACATAACTACCATTTTCTAACTTTTTACCAAATACTCCATCACCAAAAAAGATCTCATAGTTCTCATCTTCTATTTCCTCTACGAAATAGACTTCTGATGTACCATCAAGATTTAAAATGTTTTCTGCACTACTAAATGTTAAGAAAGATGTATCTCCTTGCTGTTTATATACTTTTACACGGATAGTTGATACATCTGTACCAGTATTATTGATAACAAAACGCTGATTCTTAAGAGCAGTGTTAATTATGTAAGACTGAGTTAATAAAGTACCTTGATATATGTCGATTCCCTCATATGTTGCTGTATTATTAACAAGAGGAGTTTCCTGATCTTCAATTACGACATATTGATATAGAGTATCATCGTAATTAGTAACAAATCCTGTTCCTTGCTTTAGTACAAGTGTATCAGGAGTAGTACCACTACCCTGATAATCAACTACAAAATCAACAGTTGCTTTTGGAGCAGTTGCTGATCTAGGTCTATACCCAATTTGTTTTGCTAAGCTTACAACATTGTCTCTCAGAGTTGCAGAGTCAAGAAACATTTCATTTACCACCATGTTGGTGTTAAATGCTGTATAATAAGTGTTATATGCTAAAACATCTAAAAACGTAGTGATAGCAGACCCTTCAAAGTCATAGTCAGTAAAATCTGACTGTGCTCTCATGTAGTCTTTAAGTGCGGCCTTAATATCCGCAAAGTCTAAATTAGCAACTTGAGTATAGGGCATTATCGTGTACGATTAAGGAAGAACTCAATATCTTGAGGTGGAAGATCATCCCTACCTGTAATAGAGAAAGCTAGATGCACTTCAAATCCATTCTGATCAAAATCAGGCATTACACTAAGTTCTAGTATATTAATCCTAGGCTCATATTCGACTAAACAATCTTCTACCGCAGTTTGAACAAGACCTGCCGTAGCATAGTCTAATGGTTCAAACAAATAGCTACGGACATCAGATCCAAATTCACTATTATATAATCTTTCTCCCTTCTCTGTAAGAAGGATATTTATTACCGCTTGCTTAATAGCAGCATTCTCCTTCTTCACAAGTAGATCATTCGTGATCTTATTTCTTGTGAAAGAAATAGAAAAGTCCTTGAACTTTGTAACGGTAGGCATCAAGCATAGTTTGAGTGATATATTATGTATATCACTTTATTGGTCTTAATGATTCAGGAGGACCAGCTCCATCACCTTCACACACATCAAATGCTATAGAAACACGAATACCATCCTTATCATGAGGAGGAACCCAGTGTGGTACATCTGCAGAGAATATAATAAGATCTCCTTTACTATTATCTACACGCACATCCTCATAAACCTTTGGCTTCACTTGGAAGTTAAACCATGTACCATCTGTAGGACCACCACAATATAAAATACATGATGCCCAACTCATAGGTGGACAATTAGGTGCAGCAACATCTCTATGAGCATGAATACCAAGACCTTCACCATTTCTGAAGGTATTTGCCCACATTCTTACATTTAATCCATCAGGAAAAATTCTGCGGATAGCAGGCATCATAATACTATGAATAATCTTATCATCCAAATGATTGTAAGATCCTGCTCTACCACCAAGAGCATCCGTTTTCTTATATACTGAATACTGACCCAAAGCAGCTGCTTCATCAGGGCCAGTTGATTTAACGTATTCTTCTGTCTCTATAACACGCTTGTATAATATATCGCATTCAGCTTCAGTTAACCATTTAGGTATAATCTGATATTCAGGCCCCTTTAGTTTCATGTGGATATAGGTCTTCAGTTTTATATTTGTTAATATCTCGCTTTTTGGTCTTCTTTAACCATGCATCAGCATCTGCTTCAGTAAGTAAAGAACTAATCTCTTCTTCTGCTCCTCTAGGGTATAAGTCTTCCATTGTTTTTAGTGATAGTTGGTCAGTCCACCTTGCATTTGCATGTTATCAAACCTTACTTCCTTTAAGTTAAAAGACATTGATATTCTTTCAACATAAGAATGATAAGGATAAACTAGATGCCATAGGTAAGAAGGGAACATATACATGTTACCTGCTTTAGGATGTATTACAGCATGTTGATTAGCATGTACTATATCTAAGCACCCTGCTGTTTCTGCTGCAAATCCATTCTCTTCTCTTTCTTTCTCAATATCTTCTGGTATATCTATAAACACAACGGCACTTATAATACCACTATGGTTGTGTATAGGATTAAACTCATTCTTATCTGAAAAGTTAACCCAAGGTCCATCTCCTAGATTAAAACTAATCTTATGATCGTTTGGATCTAAGAATCTACCTGCATTCTTTCCATCCTTAGTACAACGATCTGTTGTTATTTCCCTATCATATGTGCCTTTAAGGTAATTAAAGACATGTGGTCTAAGAAAGTCAACAAATTCTTTTTGTGGGTATGGTGCAGCTTTCTGAGCTTGTATATTACCAGCTAACTTATCACTAACGTCATGACCCATTCTTACAGAATCAAGGTGCTTTAGGAGAAAGTCTAAAAACTCTCCCCTTATATCACCTTTATACACTAATGGTCCAAATGGGACAAAACATTCATTATGCGGTTGGTTTTTGGTCATCTATATGATCAGATAATAATTTATGAATAGCATTGATCGTTTCACTATCTTTCATCTGCTGCTCATGAATCTTAACGAGCCATTCAGAAACCTTATGCATTAATAAACTGTCTCTATCAGGTGGGTTATTTGGCCATATGTAATCTGGATCAGGACCACCACCTGGGTTATCCATCGCCCGTTCCCACGCATCAGGAGGGTAGTTTACATTTGGATTATATGAGTTAGCAGCATTAGATCCTACAGGAGGTGCATACTCCTCACGTATTTTATCTGGAACAGAACTCACAGAGATATTATAGTCAGGATCATGCGACCCCTTATTTTCAGTAGTCATAATAGTTTATATTCGGAGCTTTCGGCGATAGGCGATTACTCGCTTTCTTCTGGATTATACTTCTCACGTTCCTCGGTATCTATATTACCGTCCTTATCATCATCCCAGTCCTCTCTATACTGGAGATTCCTAGGTTTTCCAACCACATAGTTGAATTCAGTCATTTTCTTCCTTGTCCTCGGTAGCGTTTCTTAGCTCCATTGCGAGAGCTGGCACTGTATTTAGTATGCTTCCCCATTCCCTGTCGAGTTTTCTTGGGTATTGCCTCTACATAATCGCCAGCACTCAACGATCTATTTTTCGCCATAATAATATTGCAAAGTACTTATATTATAACACACTCGTCAACCCGTAATAACTCTGATTGCACCTGCAGCACCTACACGAATGTTAGTACTAGCATTTAAAACATCTCCCATCTTAGCAAGTCTCTTACCACCAACTAATACCTTGGGAGAACCTGATGCAATAACTGTACGGTCATTGCTGCAAGGTGATGGATTAGACGTACAAGTCATTCCAGGACTGTTAGGCATTTTATCTCCATCCCTGATAGGTTGCATTCCATTAATCTTCACTTTCGTGTATGGTGTGGAAGGAGTCATCGTGAACGGAGAGCCTGTGCATGGACAGGAAGCACCTGTATCAACTATTCCTTTATAAAGTGTTGGGGCAGACATTAGAATTATAGAGAGGGAGTGTTAATATCATCCAAGTATACCGTAGGTGTCCTCTTTGAAAGGGCACTAAGGCGAGCTTCGATATCTGTGAGACGTACCCCATGATTTGTCCGAGGGGCACGATGGGAATCTTTTTCGAGCTTACGAAGTCTTTCATCTACAGTATCTAGGTACTCAGAGACCTTTACGTATTCCTCAGATTCAGGTGGTCTGTACATCAACGTAGGAGTCTCCAATGCTTTCACTCTTTGGAGTAGCTCTGAGACTTGGTCCTCTAGTCGCTTGGTCGGACTGAGTTGATTGGTATCTTGCTGATGCTGCATGGTCGAAGTAATCACAGAATTGGTCAAAGTTTTGAAGTGCCTCTTCATACGTCCAAGTTGATGGACTTTTTTCGGGATTTTTTGTCACGGAAATTTTTTTGGAATTAAGGGTTTTGAGATTTCAATTTTGTAAAAATATTTATATGTCGTTGGGATACTTTTGTAGGTTAGCTCTTTTGAATTTTCGCTCGGGCCATCGGGGCATACAAAAAAGGGGGCAAATCACTGCCCCCTGTGAAATCCTTATGCCTCCACGTCCATCCACCTGAACTGTGAAATTGTGCCGACTCTCCAAATTGTGATTGGTTCGCCGATTTCCTGAGACCAGTTGAATGCCATGTCTGCTGCTGCTTCAAATCCTGTGGCAACGAATTCACAAATCATGTCGTTGAATTCGCCTGTGGATTTTGGTTGAATTGCCCAAGTGGTCATGCGTTGGATCCCTGTGTGATTTACTCTTTAATTATAGCAGATCAGTCACCGTAGACAATGGTCGGTGACGAATCATTTACAAATTGTTGTACTTTGTCTTGTTGGATTTTGATCACGGTCTGACTGTTCTTATTTGCTTTGCTTAGTCCTAGCATTGCCTTGATGCCATTGTTGCTAGTCACCCTAAGACGTAGACCAATATCAACACCAGACCCAATGTCATTAATGCCCTTACCTGGTGCAATGAAAATAATCTTGCGACTGGACTTGCCACGCCCTTGCACTAATACTGGTTTGTATTGCTGTTTCAATAATTTCACTAAAGGGGTGGCAGCATGGTCTATAATGTATAGGGTGTCTGCCTCGGTGTCTGCCACTACCAGTTTGAATCCGTCTTGCTTATCGCATACCTGTTCTTGGAGAAACTTGGCAATTTGCGTTGACGTGATTTTCGATAGTGCTGCTTCACAGCATTTGCTATACCAATCACGGACTTCAGCGATATCAGGGACAACGCTGTTTTCTCTAGCATACTTAATGAATCTGAAGTAGTCCGTAAATACGGTTCTGTCGATGATGCCATTTGTTGATGATGTGTTGATCCAATCAAACGACCCGTTGGCAAGACCTTTCTTTCTTTTGATAGAAATGGGAACGCTACCTGCCATTGCATCTGCTTTATTCTTTGTCCCTCCAAGATGAGTGACAGGACAATCGAAATAATTACGATTGTTGAGAAGTTCAATGACAGCATGTTCATTAGCAATGCCTTCGTAGTGGGTTGATCCGTTGGTTTTAAACATGGGAGTATGCGTGATCGACACGCTGTAAGGTTGACAAGAAAAAAGTGACCTAGTGGCGGTCACTGATATTCCAACTGCCAGTTGGATGGGATTTGAACTGAAATCCTTCTTTGTGCATGGCGGTCAATGCTGCCATGACTGCTTTGTCTTTTAGACATGACTCAGACATTAGGACTTGGTTGTCGAATGCCTTGATAAGAGGTTTGTTGTTCATGTCTTAATTATAAGGGGTGAGGGGTGCAAGTGGTCAAAGCTTGTGACACTTAGTAAGGTTGCACCTCTGCCCTCATGCCGACCTCTAAAAATGTTTCAATAAAGTTCAGAGCATCGGCATATGATCTGAAGTTGACAAGGCGTGGGTGGCGTTGATGCCCCACCCAATACCTGACAGTTGTTGTTGATGATGATCGCATTAGTTGAAAATGGCGTTGGTTTGCACTTGAGAGATAAGAACGGATTCTTGTCTGAATTGCTTCTTATACGCTGCAGCGATGCAGTTCAAAGATAGCATATATTCATCAAGTTCAGAATCTGCGATCTCAATGTAAAAGATTTTAGTCTTTTCAAATTGACCTTTCCAGATGCCTTCACCGTCAATGAATGTGCCATACTCAAAGTGTGGCATGATTTCCTTTTTAATGAAATCGTTCATCATATGGTCAGTTACAGATCCCTCGTTAGGAATGTCTCTGCCCATTGTGAGTTCAAGTCTAATCATGGAAACTTGTTGACTACTCTTTAATAATACACAAAAAAAGACCCCGTGTGGGGTCTTAGTGGTCACTTTGCAAACTGTCTCACGTACTGGTTGAGTTTGGTGAAGTCTTGCAGTAGCATTGTGATTTCATAATTATGAATCGCCCATCTTGCCTTGATGTCTTGGACATAGCGTGATGGAGTGATGAGTTTAGCAGATGATGGACGGCGTGGGGATGATACCTTGACTGTCTTCACTGCCTTCACTTTTCTCACTGTTGCAGTTACCTTCTTTGGTGCTGCTAGTGGAGTGCTTACCTTACGTGCTGCAGTCTTACGAGTGCGAGTCTTGCGAGGTGTTGCAACGGTCATAAAATGATGAATTCA